CTTAGGTGTAAATTTGCCATCTTTAGAAAACTCTTCTGTTATTAAAAGGAACCGTGTAGTTAAAATAATTTCGAATCTGTTTAACAGATTCAATCAGTGCGAATACGACCCTCTGGTATTTGTCTAGGATTGGGATTTTATCAGGATCTGCGTAGATTAGATTAGATAAGGTTCTAGGAAAAATTTGTTCCCTGTAGTTGAATCCAGTGAAAGCGTTATCGTTGATTGAGTCCTTAACGTCAAATACATTTTCAGTCTGATCAAAGAGGTAGTATCTTCTTGGCATATCCCCTTTTGGAATTCCCGCCATAATTGTTGTATACTCGGCAGATGTCTGGCACGGAGCATACTGATAAGTTCCATTAGAGGAGATTAAAACAGTTCTGTATCCGGAACATCCCAAATTATAAGATCTGGTCTCAGCCTGACCGGAAGTTGGATAAAGGTCTGTTATAGTGTCAAAATTGGTCGTGTAGTTCTTATACTTTATTCCATTCGGGCTACTAGAAGTAGAATTAGAAGACGAAATAACCGGGGTATTCGTATAAGCGTTTTTCCCTTTGTCCGGAAAATATGGAGAATAATCTAGTGCCATTTCTTCTTATTTATTTGCAGCTATTAACTGGGCTTTAGTTTCAGCTCCAAGTTCAGAAAGGTAGGTAACAGGAACTATTCCCTTGATGGAAATATTCAGTGCAGAAGGTTTACCAGGGACGATTCCAACTTCGTAGAAGGATCCGTATCTGTCATTCCATCCTCCTCGGATAACCACAAGTTCTCCTCTTCCGATGATGATGTCACCAAACTCATCGAATCCAATGTTAGTGTTCAGTTCAGAAACGCTAGTGTTTGGAAGAGAATCTATAGTAGCATGATATGCTTCATTCTCTTGTCCAACAAAGTAGAAAGAAACAGAATCTACCCCAGGGACAGATTCAATCAGAGCGATCATGTCAGATCTTGGAATTTTATCTCTCCTCTTCAAGTTGATAAAGTAGGTGGAAATCGTTGACTGGATTTTGTCTTTGATAATCTCAGGATCAAATCCTTCAAATGTTGTAATGATTGCATTTCCAACATATCTAGAAATTCTAGGTTCTATAATTTTAACAACAGTCATTGCTATCATAGATCCTGAATCTTCAAGTAAATTTAGAATGGCTAATTTCTGGGCTGAAGTTAGCAGGAAAGAAGAAACGGGAATGCTAAAATAATCCTCGTTCGAAGTAAGTCCAATAGTTACATCCGGAACTAGATAGAGATAAACAACATTATCGTCATCTAGATACTCGTCATCAAAAGTGGAAAATGCTTGGATCTGAGAAAAGATATTAAATTTCTGCAGGTATATTTCATAGTTTGCAGCATTAGCAAAGACAAACGCTCTGCTGGTTTTTGGTGCTGCTAATCTGGTAATTGCTATTGGTTCCTCGTCTGCTCCGAAAGAAGGGTCAACAGTGTTCACTATCTGAAGGTAGTCGTTCAAATTGACCGCCTTTCCGAATAAATCCGTTCCCTGATCTAAAAATTTATAAGTAATTTTAGAGGTAGCAGTCGATCTCAAATTACCCAGAGACCCTGAGGTCTGGAGATATTCGACCTTAATGAACGAACCAGGAGGGGGTACTTTTCCGAAGTTTGAATTTCCGAAGTAGATATCTATTCCCTCGTTAATTCCAGACATAACTAAATAGCCCTGCCCCTCTAGAGGAATGTCATATAAGGAAGAGTATTGCTTCCATTTGCTGTCGTTGATCGAGACTTTAACGTTGAATTGATCTAGAAAAACCCCTCCCTTTACAGGGACGTTAAAACTCTGAAGTGCATTACCTGTCCCAGTAAAGGTAGTTGTGCTAAAAGCCCCTTGGATAGTCTTAAATTTAAAGGCTGTTCCCCTGGTAAGAGCAACTTTAACTCTTGGTCCATTAATCATTAGGGTATAGGCAAGTCCATTCTGCTCGCACTGAATTCTAGTATTCTCTTGGATGATAACTGCACCACCACCAACGTCTGCCGTCTTAAGATTCCAAGACACTGCAACCTCTCCTTGAGCTGCCATCGCTCTTGCAGGATCGTATCCGGCAATTCTAGCCAAACTCCTAACTGAGTAGTCTCTGGTGGCTTCATAGATATTCAACTCTGTAATCGAGTCCTCGATGAAATAAAGGATCAACTGAGAGAGATTCTCCAGCACAAATAGAATCTGTCCCCACGCAGAAGCTGTGGTAAAAACGTTTCTGCTCTGGTTGTAGGTCTTCTGCAAGAAGTTGTAGGTCGTGTTGAGTAGACCCCTAATTAAGATATTATTTTTCTGGAAAATATTATTCATTCCTGTGGATTATGTTACTTGTAGTGATATTGCTGGACTCAGATTCGAATATCCCGGGATAAAAAAGTATAGATTTGCTATATCTCTCAGTGTTCCCTGGTAGAATTCAAGTTTGAAATATCCACCCAATTGATAAAAAAGTGTACAATACGTGTTAATCTGAAAATCAATCTCCCTTCGGATTGAGCTCTCGGACAGTTCTAGATTAAAGACTAGCTCATCCAGACTAATCCCAAAGTTAGGATCACCAAGGACTTCCCCTTTATTGGTTAAAAGAAGCATTTTTATCTGTCCAATACAGATCTCAATTGGATCCGTAGTTTCGATAATGCCCTTTTTATAACCAAAATCTCCTGGATCTCTGTTGTAAATTTCTATCATTGGGAACTATTAATTCCCAATATATATCCAATCTAAAAAGGCTGGGAAAATAAAAAAAATTAGTTCCACTGAAGGAAGTAAGACGGGGTGTTTTCGCCGTTAATCATATCCATGACTTCTTGCATTTCAACGTCTCCCATGGCTTTTAGATCGCCGGAATTAACCTGGACCCCACCTGGAAGATTATAGTTGAACGCACTGATTACTCTTGCCAGCTGTTGTTTAGCTTTTGCTCTACAATATCTAGAGAATAGCTCGTCGTCGAACAGTTCATAATCTTCTATTGCAACGAAGCAGCTAACTGCTACAGATCTAACATAGTTGTTCGGACCCGTTCCAACATTATTAGGGGATCCCGCAGGATTTCTACCTAGGATGGTCAATTTTTTAGTGTTCTTGTTCCATCTAAAAGCAAAAGTTTCTAGAAGGTATGCTTTCGCAAGATCAAAATAAGAATACATAACAGTTCTGTAAACCAGGTTATCCCCCATGAAAGGAGAAAGAAGAAGTTCAGAACCAAGAAGCTTAGAGCTACCAAAGTCTCTATCTGGATTTCCAGAAACTCCAGGATTATTTGCTTCTCTAACGTCGAATACGGTGACAATCTTCTCTGGGAGCTGGATTTGTCTGGTTTTTAGAAATTCCGGGGTAGCAAATAGAGTAGAACCCAGAACAAAGAATCTCTGCTCTACAGCATACTGATAGTTGTCGTACATCCAGGCTTTTGCCCTGTTGATAATCCTAATGATCTCCTGATCGTTAAGGTTATATGGAAGTGAGCAAGACGCCGATAGGTCGTCTTTAATTTCTTGGATTAGTTCGGCTTCTGTCATGGTTAATATAGTTTTTTATATTTCCAGTTTTGGTCTCTAAATTTCTGAGGCTGGAAGTGCACATTGACGTCCTTTAGTCTCGAGTCGGAGATAAATCTCTGGGCTCTGATATCTTCAAAGTCTTTCACCTTCTCTGTCTCTTCACTGACTTTAGCATTTCTTCCGATATCTGCCTTTCTAATAACTCCGCCTGTGATGTCGCAGTCGACAATCTTCTCTGCACAGTCTATATAGCAGTCTTCTAAGTGATTAGAATATTCCGCAGATGTATTTTTAACCTTGGAATTGGAAATGGTATTTCCAGTGAGAAGCTGCGAATCTTCAACCTGACAGTTTTTAGCTTTACAGGAGTAGAGATTGCAATTTAGAACTCTAGATCCCTTAATGTCGCAGTCTAGCAGGTCCAGATCAGTAACAGCAGCAGCATCTCTGATTCTGGAATTCTTCAGTTGAAATCTTCCGGTAGATGTATCATAGTTAAAGAACCCGTGTCTAACCCCACCGTCAACGATTAGATCAAAAACTTTGTCTCTAATCATAGGAAAGTAAGACTTGATATTTTCTTCAAATCCCTTAAGATCTACCAGCAGATGTAAATCTGGGTAGTGCATAAAGAAGGCTCTAGGATCAGAGAAACTCTTCACGACCTTAGAATATTCCCTCATCATCTGCTTCAGAGAATCAAGGTCTTTCTGGGTATAACTAGCTCTTCCGCTAAGAATATTATAGAGATGGATAATCACATAGTCGATAATTTCTCTAATCTGAGTTATCTTCTTTTGGTAATCTCTTCCCCCCAAATATCGAATCTCGATGTAGCCGTCTTTTAATTTAGTAAAGTTGGCTCCGTAGTACTTATCGTCCGGCAATTTAAAAATTTTAGGATCAATAGTGGATAAATTCTCTATCGAGGTAAATCTGTTTCTCGGAGTAACCTTTTTGATAGATTTTGCATAGACGTTGTTTGTTCTATTTCCAAATTTGGAATAGATCATTCCTTCATCTAGTCCCAGAATGAACTGGAGCCTATCTAGATTTTCCATCCTCGTAACAACATCTTTCCTCATCTTGTCGAAGCTGATAGAAAACTGGAAAGCACACTTGTCGTTAGTCCAGCCATTTTCGTCTATCCACCTAAGAACTTTGATCAGAACAGGAATTGCTTCCGCATAGGGCATTGGTCCAGTTATAAGTTCATTCATTTTACTTCCGCCTGAATAATCTGGCTCGAGTTTGAACGTGTCTTGGTTAACGGGAATTTTAGAGTGGTATTTAGAAGATAGGATTACCTTCTTTCCTAAAAGCTTAGATAAGGACTCCACGATTCTGCCACGGACCATGTTGGAAAAGAATTCGAATTCAAATCCAATGACCGATGCATTTAGAGCATGGAGCTTATCGAAGTGATTTAGGTCGTTAGACATTTACAGGTTTAGCAAATATTTTTCCCATTACTGGGTCTACTTCATAGATCAGAATGCCAATTCTGTCTCCAGGTTTAGCATTTTTAAGATCATCAGTTACTTTTTCTTGCGGAATCATCGCCATCATTCCAGTTTCAGGAACTTCAACTAGACATCCATTTTTTCTCTTGTATTTAATAATCGCAGCCATAGCTTCGATAGATCCGTTGTCGATTGCCTCTTTGATCTCGTAGATCTTAACTGTCTTCTCAACAGGGGCTCCAAAAGTCAGAGTCAACTTGTTGTCTTCCTTAACTTCTTTCACGTAGAATTCAATCTCGTCTCCAGGATTAAACCCTTGAACAATTTGATTTTCAAATTCTGTCTTGTGAATTAGACCGGTGTAGATGTCTTCCCATTCAACGAACAATCCAAACGAAGAAGATCCAGTAACAGAACCCTTGTATTTCTTAGTAAGGTCTAGCTCTTGAATTTTAGAATTCATGATGTGATTTAAATACTTCTTGTAGGAAACTACGAAGATATCTTTAACCTGGACATAGCCGTCAATCATCACATAGAGGGTTTTTCCCAGGTAAGATTCAAAGTCTGCAATTTTATTTGCTGCTGCGAGGGAACCCGGCATGAAGCACTTAACTCCGGAGATGTCTACCAGGAATCCACCTTTATTAACGGATTCGATCTTAGCAGGATATGCAACAGAGCACTTCTTAATCTGGTCAAAGAATTCTGCCTTCAAACTATGAACATAACACTCAACAACAGAACCATGATAAGTTCCGTTGATGTCCCTAACAATAGCTTCAATTTCGCTGGAAACTGAGAAGTCAAGACCTTGGATGTTTAATCTAATTGCATCCTTCCTCTCTTTCTTTAGATCAATAAAGATGGTCTGACCGGTCTCTGTGTGTCCAAGAGCACTGGATTCATTAACACTTGTAATTCTACATTTGTAGATTTCCCCGTCTGCTAGATCTTTAGACGAGCTAAAGTTAGTTGGATTAGTTCCACGGTAAAGAGCATACAAGGCAGAAGCATATCCCTCGTGGGAATAAATTTTAGTGTGCCCGGGGGTTTCGATCTTTCTGTTTACGGTCAGTCCACTGGGAATGTCCCAGTTAAAGGTTTCTTTTTCTTCTTTTTCTAAAGAGATTTTTTCCATTATATTTGTTGTTTAAAAAGGTGAATTCTTGTATATATCTTTTACAATATGATTTGTGCTTTCAAAAGTGCAACTGCTATTTCTATTTGTCCCTTGATGTCTTGGAGATACCGAAGTCCAGAGACCCCATTCTCTAGAGGAGCACCAGTTTGTCGAGAGATCCTATATTTGTTAAAATCAGTGATAGAAACGGTTTCCTTTGTTCCA